TCAAGTGGCAGTAGAGATAAATGGTATACTAGCAGACGACGTAGGTCAAGAGGTAACCGCCCAAGCAACGGCTACGGTAGACCTCTATCAGCCTCAACAACTTGTGAATTGGGGGCAACCAATCAACAGTGGTGGCGGAGTCAATACTGTCCCTGTATCTTCATCTTTCAACAGCGGATTTACTTCTACTGGTATAGGTAACACTGGTTCGTTTGGTTCTTCTTCTTCAGGATTTGGCGGCTCATTGGGCACGCCTTCGACTGATTTCAAAGATTTAGGAAATAACATTTTACAATATTGGAATGAGCGCTACATAGATTTCCCTGTTGCTTTTTGGGTAGAAGAATCGGGCGCTTTAGGTGTTCCCGTTACAAATGGCTTACAACTGAACTTAAAGTCGGATTCGCTCGCTAGCACTTTATCTCATAATGACTTAGTAACCACTTGGACAGACAGTAGTGGAAACGGTAGGAACGCTACTCAATCTAGCACAGTTGCAAAGCCTAGATACAAAAAGACCTCAGAGTTTGATTCTTATATCCAGTTCGATGGGGCCAATGATTTCTTAACTATATCTAATACACCTTTTCTTAACTCAGAAGAATTTACTTTGATAGTCGCTTGTAAAAACAGTGATTCCAGTGGAGTTCAACCAATAATAACATCTAGTGATGCTTCTAACAGCGGCTATGCTTTGGTGATAGATAGAGGCAATACTAAGGGTCAGTTCAAGTGGGAAGGGACTTCTTCAAATACATTAGACACCAGCGGAATATCTGTTAGACACGAGCCGCACATATTTTCTGTGGTTATGAAAGACAGTGATTCTAATGCACAGTCTGATATAGTTACTTTGTTTGTAGATGGAATTTCGACCCAAACCACTTCTACTGACTTTACACCTGAAGATAGTTCTGCATTCAACATAGGTAAAGACGCTAGTAACTTTTTACAAGGTGCTTTGTATGAAATATTATTTTACAATAGGGCTTTGACTGACAATGAACTTCAAAGCGTAGAGGGCTATCTTTCTCGTAAACATCACATTAAGATTAGAGAAGAAGGGCATGATTATTATGAAAATAGTTCTTACAACTTTAATACCAAGCACATCAGAGTGGCTTTTGATAGTAAAATGGTGGGCAGTCAGCAAGAGCCTTACGGCTTCTTGAATCAAAAAAGAGTCATTAGTGGTATGACTATTTCTTCACTGAGCACTGATAAAAAGACTATAACTGTAACAGGTGGCAATCCTCAACAGTTTTTTGAGGTTGATGAAACTGAAAGACCTTACTTAATATCATTTCAAAGCAGCACAGGTGTTTGGCGCAAGAGCGGCGGTAGAATATACAAAGGGCAGGTTACAGCGGTAACCTCCAATACAATTTCTGTGGAATTTGTTGACCTTTACGGTAATTCTGCTGTCCATAGCACTGGTGACAGAATATACATAATGCCCATAGATTATGGTATAAGTCGCTTGAAAAGCACGGAATTGACACCCGTTATAATTCTACCAATAAAAAACGCTGATACTTTTGACGAGCAAGCCGCTCCTGAGAAAGCAGTGGGTCCTGAATTTCCTAACCATCAAGATACCAGCGCTAGAGATAGTGGTGGCAATCTAACTAGGACTGATGAATATATTACCTATTTATTATCAAAGGCGTTGACTGCTAGTTACATAGATTTGAACCGCCCGGTTGATTTAAGTGGTAACACGACACTAAACAAAGTATTCTCGACTTCTATATCTAATTCTTTTAGTGAACACGCTAGTAGACTAACTATAACTCAGTTACATGCTACTTCCCTTGGTAGTCTATCTGATACTATAAACAGCGATTTAGGGTCAGGTCAATTACCTGTCATACAAGGTTTTTCAGGCGGAAGAAGCGGAAAGCGAGTTAAGAGTGGAGGAGATAAAGCACAAGACCTCATAGGTATACTTTCTAACAGTAACAACTATGCTACCAATCCTGATATGAATTTCGTAACAGATGCTTTACAAATAGGGCTTGATTTCTTATCTAATCAAATAGGTGCCGCTGACATGGGTGGTGATTTCATAAGAGGTATACAGATACCTTACAATTCATTCAATACTAAAGGTAAGAATGTATTAGACGCTGAAGTAGCCCAGCGCAATTTTTTCTTAACAACAGAAGGTAGCACTTCAGACAAACTATCTAGTGCTAATACAGTTCATGCTTCAAGGTCTTTTGTGCATTCAGCCGAAGGTCATTTTAAAAATGGAATAAGCGGACTGGTCACTGATTTGAGTTTGCAGCGAGACGCTGAAATGAAAGCCTACGATTTCAGTTTGAAATTCATAGCAGCGGATATAATTTTGTGAGATGATGAAATGGCTATTCCAATAAAAATCTTGGCCGGACACGATGGTGAAATAGCAGTAGATTTAGAGGCACAAAGTATTGATATGGTGATAGACAGAAACATATCTGCTTTCCCAACCCCTAATAATTTATTGAAACGCATAGCAGTAGATACTAACATACCTAGAGTTACAATGGAAATCAATGGTATACTAACAGATGATGAAGGTATAGATGTGACACGGGCTTCGGGCGTGGAAGATTTGGTTTCTGTAACTCCTATGAGAACTTTGATTAATTTCGGGAGCCTCATGCCCACTGAACCTAATTCAAACTTTACACCTGTTAAAAGAGCGCTTGGAACTAGACAGCCAAGCATACCTACTCTTGAATTGTCTGTGAAAGAATCTTTTGTTAAAAACTCAATTAATACTATTGAAAATTTAGATGTTCCCGCAAATGAAAATTTCAACGCCGTGGCCTCGGCCAACGCTGCAACAAGGATAAACACTAATTTGAAATTTACTGGAGCACATAGTGTAGGTGCAACAGGCGCTCTTGCAGTCAGTGCTAGTATCTCAGGAGTGTCTACTAGTGCAAGTGTTCTCATTAGTAAGGACGATAGGATAGTGAAAAACACAGGAGAATTGATTGGCATAGTGCAATCAGTAACTGATACAACTGTTACGTTTACTGCGGGCATCGCTCACTCCATAAGTGCGAATGACAAACTTTTCGCTAGCGCTAAGTGTTTTAATCACAGAAATGAATTTTTAGGTTATGCTATTAATTTGAAATATAACTTTGGCGGCGGAATACCAGTCCCATCAGTAGAGTCAGTTGATTTAACACTGGATAGAAAAATTGAAAGTAACATATTAAGGAGGACTAAAATAACCCTTAACAAAAGTAATGATTCCTTAGAAAATTTATTGCATCATAATTGTATAAAGATAATTCCTTCTTATTGGCTGGAGGACCCTAGTCGTGGCCCAACTGGTAGTGACCCACGAAGCGATATAGCGTTTAGTAATAATGTGTATCCTAAATACGGTATTAAGTTCATATTTGACGCTACCAAAACACCTGACATTGCCGGAGGTAGCGATACGCCCACACTAAATGATACTGGCGTTCAAATATTTGAAAGAACTTCTTTTCATCAAGGTTATTGCACTCCGCCAGTTCTTGATGCTGCGTATAGGGATTTAGAGATATTGATACCAATCAAAGGTATAACTTCTTTACCCGACAATCAAAGTCCGGCTGAAGGGTTGGCCTTACTATTATCACAAGCGCTTGCTCTACCGACTATTTTCACAAAGACCGTAAAAAATGATTCGTTTACACTAAATCCAACTGGCACATCTACTCTAGCGGCTACATTCAACGTGACCCGCAATAATTCTATTGTATTGATTGAGCAAACATACAAGCCCCAAACGCCAGTAGAGCATCCTGAAATCTTCAATGATAGGCTAAAAGAAACTGTAATCATTCAAGCATTTAATTCTATAAGTGCGTTTTCTTCTTTCGGAACTAAGTCTGCTGGAGATAAAGCGCAGGATTTGATTGGTTTGATTTCCAACTCTAGCACTAACACAGGTGATTTATTCAAAGGTATTCAAATACCATACGATAGTCTAATCACAAGTTCAGGAGTTACAGGGGTTGCTCGCAATTTCTTTTTGACTTTTGGAGAAATACCCGCATCAGAAAAAACTTCTCTGAGCAACACTCGTGCAGCATCGGACACTATGTTAGGGCTGCAATTGACCGGAGATGCTGGCGGAAATAAAACTGACAGAAGCGATAATGAAAAGTCACTTTTAGAAGAATGGTTTGGTAGTGCAGGTGAGGCAATTGAATCGTTAGTAGGCTTTGTAACAACGGCTATATCTGATATTTTTATAACACTAAAGAGTGACGCTCATGGTAATGATGGCGGAATACGCATCATACCTGAAAAACTTCATGTGCGCTATGATGCTGGGAACAACTACTACGCATACAGTTTACTTCTAGTAGCGACAGACTTTGTGATAGGTGTATGATATGACGTTAACAATTGACCCCGGATTTGGAATAAGATTCAACGGTATAAGCGATAGCATATTAGTCCCTGTAAACACTAAACTTATTCACGGAGTTCAAACCGAAGAACGTAGAGGATTACCTAAAGCAATAAATTCGTTTACGATAGAAAGTTGGTTTATACCGGATTGTGGAGGAGTAATATTTGAGCAAGAAAATGTCATGCGATTGACAGTGGGTAGCCCTAGCAGCCCTGCACCCGCCACGTTTGAAGTTCGATTAAGAAATCCTGCAAGTGGTAGAGACGCAGTTTATACTTTATCAACTGCTAAACCAATTACCAAAGTAAATGGTAGAATTGCATACTATGAAGGTATACAGTTCCCGGTAACAGATTCTCTACATGGTTCTTATTTAGCAACTGATGTTGATAGAAACGATGTCACTGCCTTTAATGACGGGGCTAGAGAATTGTTAAATGTAACTGTGATGTTTGATAGAAGAACAATAAGTATGTTCGTGAATGGTGATTTAGCCGTATCTCAGGAACTAGAGGAAGAACATGAGTTAGTGACTCAACAGAATAGCATTTATCTTGGAGGTAGAGGCGGTGATTTCAGAGGAACATTAGAAGCCATACATTGGTCAAAAGGTGCGTTAACTTCAGGCTATCAACAGTATGCTCCTATGAAAAGTGACAACACTATTGGACTTTGGAGGTTTGAAGAACCAGTGAATCCTATAACGCTGATTACTACAACTCCTTCTATCTCTGCATCTACTTCGGCTACTTCTTCGATTAATATAGGGTCATCTGCGGCACAGTCTCTGATAGACGAACTCAGTGGTCAAAGTGGACTTACGTCAATTGATTTCACAGCCAGTCCTTATAGTGGAGGCAGTTACAGCGTCAAGGTTCAATCCGCTTCTTCATCTGCTACTGTAAGTATACCAAAGGTGCCCTACAATATTTTAGTCAACCCGTTAGGGTATAGTCAAACCACTGGTAAGCCTACTAATAAATCTCCTGAAAGACTAAGGTTGATGTCGGCAGATTCCAGTGCTGGAACTATAACGGTTGAGTCTATACACCTTGATTTTGCATCTAACGCTAGCAACGGCAGGAGAGGTGTTTTGTCTAACCACGATGCTGGTAGATTTGTAATTATCACAGGCGATTGTATAATTGATACTGGTAACGGTAACGAATTTCAACCTTATGGCACAGGCACACAGTTTTCTCAAAGGCAGGGTCAAGTGATTATAGATGAAAGTGACTTTGTTAATAATGGAATAATGTTTTCTCAGAGCATGGCAATAGACAGTCATGAATACAACAAATTCTCTGCAAGTTCTGCAAATATGGGCTCTCAGTTTTTAGCAGGTCATTCGGGTAGACACACTCTGAATCATGTAACTAGCCATCCGTTCATGGGCGTGTTACCTCCCACTGAGAGTCACGTAGTAGAGAAAAAGTTAGACGTAGGCAGTGACGTAATATCGGCTTCATTTCCTTCACAATTTTCTGACATTAGGTCAACTGTCCCTATGAATAGTATAGTTTCCAGTTATGACACTAACGGTAACATCAAAATCAAATCTGTAACGAACCGTGCTGAAATAACTTCTGTGGTAGAAAATGGAATGTCAGACATCGACGATACGCAAAGAGGCATTTTGGCAGTAGGCGCACTCAATTTTAATGTAGAACCTTTCCTAATAAGGTCTTTATCTTCTAATAATGAACTTGATTCTTCTAAACATGCTATTCCTTCTACTAGAAATAGAATAGCAATACTATCTGTTCCTGATTTAGCGACTTACAATTACGCTCCGTTCGTGCAATTGCATTACAATGCAGTTGATTTAGACGGAAGTCAGTTTAGGATAGGGGCTACTTCTCGTTTAACGACTAACATAAGTGGTGGTAATACTGTTTTAACTTTACAGAGCGTTAAATCGTTTGGATTCGACGGTGAACTTATACCAGCCTCGCTGATAGATATAAACGGCACACCTGCTTCTAGTTTAAGCGATAACACCGCAGAAATAAATTACTCTGCAAAAACACTGACATTTTCAGCAGCGGCTGACTCTGCTTTCAATACACTGGCTGTAAGTGGTAACATAGTCAAAAAGTCCGATACCGGGGCTAAGATTTTAGTAACTGATACGCTACCTAAAGTGAGCACGATAGTGACAGGTAGCACGTCCATACTGGACTTGATTAGAACAGCGTTAGAGGCTAGCCCGTTAGAAATATTCTCTCCCGGTGCAGTTATAGAATTTGACAAACCTGAAATGTTCGGGCTTTCTGACGGTGATTTAGAAGGAGAAAGTAGCGAAGGGCAGGTAGCCGAAAGTGTCCTTAACAGAGATTTGTCACCTGAAAATTATCTACCGTTAACATCGACTGATTCTCCACAAACTACTCCTCAAGCAATTTCGTTGGCTACTTCCGAATTAGTCGAAAGAGGCTCGGTCCTCAATAGAATTTTAATTAGGAGCCATAAGACTAGCATAGGTGACTTTGAAGAAAATGCAGGCGTTACACTCCAAAAGTCTACTAATGGTATAAGACCTAGAAGTGGTTTAAAGTTGAATAATGGTTCGGGATATGCGGCTTCTACCACTGGCGCTATGACAGTTGACGGAGTAGACGCTACTACGGTAATCAATGTAGGAAGTTCTATCTTCAAAGCAAATGGTAAAAACTTAGGAACTGTAACTGCGGTTACAAGCACTTCTGTTACTGTGGGAGCAGGAACCTCTGATGCTTTAGTAGATGATGAAGAAATATTCACACAGCCTCAAATGGTAGGTAAAGGAACTATAAACCAAAGCAGTTGTGTCCATGAATATTTTGACATAATCGAACACAATAGCAATGAGAAAAAGGTCAAGTTAATTATACAACCTAGCGATAATAATCGCTTCAATTTAGGTAGAAGGCTATCAGCATCTGCTAGTTTTGCTAATCGTATAAGTATAGAGAACTTAGTCTCTCGTGGCAGAATCGTTTCTTTTGCTGATGGCGACGAGGGTAGCACTACCATGAGAGCGCACGGAGTTATAGGTGACTTAGCATCATCCAGTGTTTATGTAAAGGGCTCTGCCTCACCCGACTCTCATATCGTGAAAGAAATAATGCCGGGAGCGCCCGTAGTCACTATGACACTAGGTGGCCCCGGACAAGGTGCCATCAATACCAAAGACACTTGGACTCCAAGTCCGTTATCTAGGATGGCTTGGAATACTCGTAGAGATTGTCAGACTCGTGTAGAATCTACAACCAGCACTACGATAACAGTTGCACCGCTGAACAATCAATCTACTGATTTGCAATCTTGGGGCACATATTGTTTTCCTAAAGAAGGTAGAGTGTATTTAGAAATAGAGGGCAATCAGGGCGAGCAAAGACGGTTTGCAAGTGCCGCTTATGCCAGTAAAACAGGTGATGTTTTCACTTTCACGTCTAGTCCCCCGCTAGGAAGCGGCACTCTTATAGCGGCTGATGGTAGTGAGGTAGACACATTTGCCAACTGGATAACATCGACTGGTATAACCGCAGGTAGCGTATTGCACGTTGATGACAAATTTGGAGAAGAATCGATGTGCAATGATGGCACTACTATTAACGACAGGTTGTTCCAAACACTTGACACTGTTCAACACGACTATCAATTAGGAACGCAGTATGCAAGCACTCGTGCTTTGGTAGAGATACCGCTGTTTAACGATTTCTTTTTCGATAATCCTGACAAAGGTATTTTCCCCGGCCCTGATAACAGTATGAAGTTGCACGTAGACGCTACACAAACAGCGCATTCTTGGAGTCCGAATCCTGTCGGAAGAAGGCCCGAATCTATATCGCCACAGGACCCTGAAGTATTTAGTGCGTTTTCATTTACTATACAAAACGAAACTCATCGCACAGGAACAAAGGTAACCCAACCTTACGATTCAAGTAACAACCGAATATATGTAGAAGATATAGGTATATTTCCGAAGGCTTCTGCCCCTCCCATAACAGTGGCTAGTTTAGGAGGCTCTGCTAGATACAGAAGGGCTTTCTTAGGTAACGGAGAGTGGGTAGTTTACGACGGTCTACACACCGACGGTTACTTAGATTTGGCAGGTTCTTCATCTAGTGGATATATAGCCAGTGCCAACTTCTTTCGTGATTTAAAAGTGGGTGCTCATATATTCCCAGCACCGGGGTATCAAGATATGAGTTATTCAGGTATTGCTGATAACCCCTCTCTAATTAGTGCTGGTTATGAAAATAGACGTTCGTTTTACTTTGACCGTTCTAATGTAATGACTCAAGGTGGTAATACTGATTACGGGTTAAAGCAATATGTTAGTGCGATAGAACTGAGAGCCGGGCCAACAATAAACCCACATCTCCCTAAGATTATCAGTAAGCGGCCAAGAGCGAGGGTGATTTCTGTAACCGGAAGTCCTGCAACTTCTTTAACTTTAGACGATGCTAGTCTGTTTCCAATCAGTTCACCTGACTCGGATTACAAATTCAGAGTAGCGTTTAGAAATGCAAGTGGCGCTGTCAACCGTGGATTTTACGATAACAGGGCAAATAACGTGCTCACCATAGTCAGTCCTGATAGTGGCTTCACTCCATCTGTTGGAGATGAGATATATGTCGAAGATTTACATGCCACTGCTTCAGCCACCTACCCTAAAGTGAAAGAGACTTTCTTGAACAGAGCATGGTCGCATCCTTATTGCAACGGTGGTCTAAGGCAAGGTGATACGATTTGGATGAACATGCACTACACTAACCCTCATGCCATAGAAGGTTTGTTTTGTAAAAGTAGAGGCACATTAAACGAGGCTGAAGTAGCCACTGTATTCAACGGTGGAGAGGGCTCTTTTGACCTCAATCCTAGAAATAGCATACCCATGGAAAATTTCTTGATTGGAGATACTTGTGTAGAAACGGCTCAGAACTTGATGCAGCATATCAACAAAACAGTATCGTTAAATTATGATGCGATTGGTTTGACAGAAACTCCTCCAACAATCGCTTACTTAGACCCTTACCAGTGCACTGAAAATTTTGCTAGAGTTTTATTATATGATGTAGAACATGACCGTGAGTTCATTGCATTCCAAGATATACACATGCAAGTTCAATCTAGTCCAGCAGCGGCTAGTATTGGTAAAGAAGATACTGGAAAGACCGGATTTATCAACAACTCAGTTACAGGTTCAGGCTCTTTGCTAGATGTAGCGGCAGGTTTCCCTACTGAAAACAAAAGGCTCAACACTAGTGAGAAATCAGATTTCATAGAGGCATCTTACGCTCACAAGTCTACTTGGAACTCAAACGTGACGAATGTAAACTTAGAGCATGTTGTAGGAGGAGTTGACGATACTGCTACTAATGGTTACACAGACCGCACTAACAACGCTGTCACTCTAAGTGGCAGTGCCTTGACTAAGCATCAGGAGATAGATTCATCAAGTCGAGAACAGTCTACGTTCTTTGATACACCTGACGGAACTAGAGTTATACCTGCATTCTTAGCAATGAAAGGTATAAGGAACAGTAAATTGACTTTAGATGATACTAGACTGAACAACCTTGACCAATGGACAGATATGGATTTCGTCAGAAGGTTGACGATTGATATGGGAGAAGTCCGCCTTAAAGATGGAGTTACCAACATAGAGTCAGCCGCTAGAGAAGTAGTAAGAATGATTAATCAAGCGGGTGCTAAAAACGGTAAGACTCATGCCAAAAAACCTGCTGACCAATATTTAGGTAGAAGTGATAACTTTGACCCCTCCTCTCCTCATAAAAATTCAGACTTTGCTGCCACAGCATCTACGCACGACCCCTCCCCATTTTGGGATGTAAAGAAAGCATTCTCTAGCCATGACAGAGGCACTCACATGGGCTACGTCCGTGCTCACCTTGGTAGAGTGGTAAAGGATGAAGAAGGCGTAGAAGAAGGATTCTCTATTGTAATACACTCTACCGTTCCGGGTGCCGCAGGTCGTAACCTTTGCACATGGCTAGACAATAGTAAATCACAGACTACTTACAAGCCCGAATACTTGATTGGGCACGGTGGTAGATTTAGGAATTATTGGTGCCAACCTGATGAAATTACTGGAGAAAATATGCACCCGGCTCCTATGCCAATCAATAGATTCGGTAGACCATTTGCTCCTATAACTACTCTGAAAGAATACTTACCGCCTGAAAGTCCTGACGATGCCTTGTTGAACAATGTCAATTTAGGTGCGGACATAGTAAATAGTTTTGGAGTCATCTCTACTTCTAACACAGAAATGGTAAGTGGTAGAAATTCTAATACGGTATTGAACGAATCGTTTGAGACAAAAAGTCCCGCATCTGTCCTAGTAGATGGTCTTAGAGTGGGAACTAAAGCGAAGGCTAGAATCAATTTCGGAGGAATGACTCAGGCCGGAATACCCGGATGGGCCCCTGATGTTTCTAAATGGGGATTCGATAATGATGGGACTACTAACGCAGCAAGATATGGCAATGCTAGTAACGCAGCAACCGCAATGACTAACACAACTGAGCAGGCTAGTAGTGACGGTTACATACCGGCAGATGATATGAAAGCAGAAAACATTGGTCAAAGTCCAATTTATGGATTGAGATTTACGGACCATAGAGGTGATAATCACACTATAAGATTACTTTACAGACGGTTTGGAGAAAACTTTGCTAGTGACAACACTTACTTACCATCTACGCTTGATGAGGAGATAATCATACACTTTGATGATAGAGACGTAGGTCAAGGTGGGTTTACGATTGGTCGTCACATGGTGGGAGTGGGAGAGGTATGTGGTGAAAAAACAGGTGGTAACCCCATAGAGTTTAAGGGTAATCTTTGGAACAATTACCCTTCTCCGATAGTAGGTGCTAAAGTGACCACTAGTTATTCAAGTGGGACTATGACTGTCACGTTTCACGAACCTTATGGTAGTGGTGGTAGTGGGACAGTTCCTTCTACATTACAAACGCATCCTGATATTTTGGGATACTTAGGTTTCCCTGAAACGGGCATGTTTCAGTTATCTAAGCATGGAACTGGAGGCTCAAACCACCAAGGGTTACCTTTCTACTACACTAGCAGAACGCACGAAAATCACAGCGGAACTCACAAATTCTTTGGAGTGATAGGAGGAGCGGGAAGTCATGCAAATGGTGATTGGCTTTTGAGTCCAAGAATAAACTTCACATGCTTACTAACTGATGAGGTCATCGCTGCCGCAGTAGAGCACGCAATCAATTTACCTAGTAACGATAGTGATGTCACATTCGACTGCACTGATATGTTCGCACCCGATGGGAGAACTCTAAAAGAATGGAACGTCAGTTCTGAGGCTATCCGTATAGTTACAAGGGCCGATAAGAAAACTCCTATGAGCAAATTCTTTGAGGCTAAAGTTACTAAAGACTGGGGGTTGCAAAATGGAGCAGCAACAGATGCAGCGGTAAGCGGACATCACACTGGAGGATTGAGTGACAGTGAGAAAGATGCGGGCACTAGATTAGATGTAGGATACATACCTAAAACGGTGCTACATGTAGATACTAAATTCCGTGGAACTAACGCTAACACAGCCACTCCTGTATTAGTCGATAGTCAAAATAACATAGTGGACATTACTACTTGGCAAAGAAATCTAAGAGGAGAAAATTTCACTGACGTAGCCGGTGACCATATCATACCAAGAGTGGATTCACCTTGCGTCGAAGTAGATTCTTTTTCTGACCCTGACATTAGTGTGGCATCAAACGAATCTTGGGCTTTACTAGGCAAGCCTGCTAGTGTTGCTAATGGTTGGGGAGAGCCGTTTGTAGTATGGTATAGTGATACTTCTTGGGCAAGGGTTAGAAGTAAAGTCGGAACTACTTCTGAGATAACGGTTAGTATAGAACATAAGAGTGCAAATCCTGTCGCATTTGCTAACCCTGTGCAACATGATATATTGTGGAAAAGAAATGCTAGTGCTTACAAGTTTTTAGATGTAGACGGAGTTCGTAGGGCGGGGAGTAAGAACTCTAGTCCTTTCCTTTACTTTAGAGGTGGGCGAGATAGCCCTGACCATTGGGTGCCTCTTTATTTCGGAGGTGGTTTTAGTGGTGCAGTTGTAGATATAAACGACGGGACTCAAAACGACTACTCTGAGTTTTACACTCATCCTTATTCTTCCGGCCCCACAGGTAGCGCAGGCTTCCAAAACATAGGAGAGGTGGCGGGCTCATATGCATTATTAGACGCAAATGCTATGCTAGCCATGTTCCCCGGCACACCTTATCTTGACCAGCATAGAGGGCAAAACAACCCACCTTATTTCAACCAAGACGCTATATTGCCATTTGATATGGCTAAGGGTTCCAATTCAAAGGTCACAGGGTTAGTTTATACCGACGGTCAGAACACAGTATCTGTCAACATACCTAGTCCAATCGTCATAAGATTTGCCCATCCTAATGCGAGATACAGCCATACGGGTGATAGCGATGACCAAACTACATACATGATATTCGGTCCCGGTCAAGCGTTCCCTCATAACACTGCTTCGTTTGAACCACAAGGAAAAGACATAATTACAGCAGGTAATGGTTATAGTGCAGTTCCTATCTATATAGACGGCGACCCCGGCTCAGATACTTTGCTTCCTAATCAACTGGCTAACGGTGACATAGCAGAGCACAGTGGCCTTAACAGGTTATCTGAGGCTTCTGCTCATTTACCTATGACTACTTTTTTCCAACAAAATAAACGCTCAGGCTACAACTATGTTATGAACTGGGAGCCTGCCAAAGGATTACCGTCTACTACGGCATCTCTTGCCGGTAAAGTCTACTCCCAAGCCTATAATCATGCATTCTATTACGAAGGCACACCGGGAACCACTGCTAATTTACCTAAGCACTATCATCCTTTCAATGAAATATTCAGCGATATTGGCGGTCAAATAATAGGAACTGGAGCATTCCCTAAGACAAGAAAATCAGCAGTAATATGGCACATGGATGGAGGCTATCACCCCGGCGGTCATTTCTTAGATGACCACGTAAATAAGAATCCAAAACAAACTGTTGCTAACGCTAGAGTGATAAACGGTAGTGGTGCTAAGAAAAACACTACTGTATTCAGACCATGTGGTCTATTATCAAAAGCCTACAAAACAAAGTATGGAGGAGATGGCTCTACTCAAGATGTAGATGAGAACATAGTAATTGTAGACGCTACTAGATGCCAAAATGCGGAAGAATTGGGCGCTGTAATCAGCGGTGCTATCAATACCTTCCCCGGCAAAAACCCATTGAAGGCGATAGGTGGGACGTTCATGCCTAGTATGCAGAACGCTCACAAGCAAGATAGGTATGGTTGGGTTCAAGTAGAAATTGATTCTTATCAAGCAGAAAACAGTGGGAGCCCAGCCGCTTTGACTGTAAACAGTGTTGCTACCACGTTGCCTGAATATGGGTGGTTGAGAGTGAGTAACGGTGTTGAGTCAGGCTACGCACCGTATATATCCACCAGTATATCTGCTCCTCACACGGTATTTACGCTTGGTAAAAATGCCACAACTTCAGACACTAATATTGTGAATCCTGAAACTAGGTCCGCCATAGCACCTGATGCTTCTTTTAAGGCTTTTATTTGGACTAAGGCTGGGACTCATAGATTCAACAACACAACAACTAGTTCAAGGGACCACATTTGTCAAGTGCATTACAGTGGATTTGTAGACGCAGTAGATAGAACAAAGCCGGTAGGGGCAGTGGGTTGGGCTGGAGAAGCCTACTCATACTTCAATTCTTACGAAGCCGATGCCATAGGTGGAGACATTCATCCAGCAGGATTAGGTGCTTGGCATCCTTTCTTAGGTTTCAATCCTTATGGTGCCGCTGAGACTTGTTTATCAGCCTCCTCTCCAGTGGGTTCAGTTGAAACTCCACTCGCCGCTTTCTATGCAGATTACTGTGTGAACGGATTGTCCAGTAGACATTTGATTGCTATAACTCATGAAAGTGAGTTACCCTTAATCGCTAAGGCCGATAGAGACGGTATAACTTGTGCGGGTGATTGGCTAAAGGTAGCAGAAACTGGAACTATAACTCATGCTGGAACTATTGCTTGGGACACTAGCAAAGTGCACAATAAAAGTAGGTATGTGGGACCCGCTACTGCCGGTCCTCATGTTGAAGCACAAATGCATAGTGGATATTCAAGACCTTCCGCTGCTAGCGATTATCCTAATTCAGGCTCTGCACCAACAGATGGGCAATTGCATAGAGCAATACAAAGTGGTGACATGGTTAGGTCGAACGCATGTAGATTTGCCACAGGAGATTTGTTTTGGGATGAAAGTGTAGTCAAACAATCTGCATTCCATGAAGATGCTGGCACTTACGGTGTAGAGTGTGTGGGTGTGAGTAACCATGACCATTACTTAGACGTAACCGCTACTCCGCATACTGGTTTATTTGGCTATTACGGAGGTAGACATCCTTCTCGTAATTTTTTACCTGAACATGTAGTTTGGAAAAGAATGGATGGCGGCGGTCTGACTATGCCAGCAGTCAATGCTAGAGGGCTAGGTATGGTGCCTTGGGTAAAGCGTAAAGATGGTGGTAGTTACAAGTTAGTAGGCGAAAAGGTGTTAGGTAATGTCAGATTTAGTTTTGAGACAACTAATGCTGCTATGTTCCCTGTAATACAAGCACAAGAACTGAGTCATCCTCAGTTAGCCGAACAGCATCCAATGAGAGTCACTAACGCTTTACTTATACCAAACGAACACATGCAATTTGAAAGCGTGCAAGTAATAGATGACACAGGTCAAGAACATAGACTAGAGGGAGGTAGCCCTCTAGGAACTGTGATATTAGATTTCAGACACATTAGTGATAGAGAAATAGAAGGTTTAGCGCCAGCGTTAGCGGGCGCTGGTGTATCTCCTAACTTGAAAATAAGGTTACCCAACCCTGACGAAATACCCGGTAACATAGTAGTTAGGTCAGGATTTGATAGAATACAGTCGTATCAAAACGAGACAGTTGGTTCAGGAGGATTGCAGCACCCTGCTCAACAGGTGTCTAATATTAGAGAAATGTTCAACAATGATTACAGCGGCCCTCGTCTTTGGCCTACTTGGGAGAACAACGGGTGGGAACATTTGAGTCAAGATGGCTCTGATATTTCTACGACTAAAAGTAATAGTCGTTTGAAATTCCCAGCATCTACCAACGAAGGATGGTCAGATTACACTGACAATGCGCCACTAGATTCGGCTTACGAGCCTCATGATAGAAGTCTATACTTCCATGTTACACGGATGGGTGTAAGTATGACTCACCGTTATGATGTAGATGAATTGTCATTCAGCGGATATGACGAAACTAACAGTGAGATTGACGTTACCTCTACTCCTGAGTCAGGCACTTGGACTGATACTAGCGAGCAGAGTGGAGGTAGGTATTTCCTAAGAGTGTATGACCCTACAACTGACAAAGGAGTATTGGCCTCATACACAGGGGTAGGCACGAATAAATTCACAGGAGTGGTCATATCTCCCGATTTCAAGTCCTTTATCAACGGTAAGACTGGATTGAAAGTAGTTCCTAGTTACTACATGCCTGCTGGCAGCACTCGCATGTTTGCAGCAAGAAGATTACGTGACCATAGTGAATATAGTGGCGCAAGTCCTGATATGAAAAAGATAGATTGGTTTTCGATGTTTGGTAATTTACCAACGTCTACCGGGGCTATGGTAAATCCGTCACAAGCCCATATAGCACTGTCTAAGCCCAAGATGACACCTATGCCTATACCTCGTATGGGTCACCATTACATTACACCTACAATGGCACTCATGCCCGGACATTATGCACATCCTGCATACCAAAGAATATACGATTTGAATACTGCTTGTAAGAGTTCAAATCATGAACCAATGTCTAATAGTTTGGTAGGAACTTTAGAAACAGCAAGGACTAGTGGCACTAATACTTTAGATAATCAAGGGTTTGGGCGTGACCCACTTGTATGGTTCTCTACACCAACAGCAGCATTCTCTCCTAGCGACATACATGGTGGTGCGTTTACTTTATTGACAGAAACTAAAGTCAAGTATGAAGGATATGGTATAGCGGCTAGTTCAGGTAGTAATGCAGGGACAATAAACGCTTCAGGCGGACACACCTTGGTATTAGAGGCGGCTGCATCTTACACACTTAACAACCATTTCCCTGACCCACTAGAAGTAGGCGCTTATCAAATCATCATTCAACCTAATTTGTTTAAACAGCAGTTGAAAGGATTTCACGCAAACGGACCTGCTACTAATGTTCCTGACGGTAGTGTAGTAGAACTAACTGGGCAACAAGTCAATACTGTGATTGCAATAGAGAAAAACGTCAATACAAGAGGGGCTTATGCTCTTATTTTAGCAGAGGCTACAATGGCAGATGTTCGGGGTTGTGAAGTAATATTGAACGAAGTTATACTGGACATAGAACCTGACGCAGGTAGTCAATTCACTAACCTCCCACCACTTGCTTTATACAATCCGTTAGGAGTTCAAGAAAGCACAAGCCCTTCCTTTACAAGGAGAAGTCTACCGTATAGACCGGGAATGTTCGTTAGTTCAACGCCGGGCAGAACTCTAACTATACCTTGGTGGGGTATACTTCACAAAGACGGCGCTAGTGCCACAGGTGCTAGTAAGTTCAGACACCTTGAATGGCATAAGCCCGACAATTACTACGAACTTTGTAGAGCAAACTTCGGATGTGTGGGGGCGCAGATTACTCTAGCAGGTTACCCTACATCTTTCCTCGACATTTACGAAACTCATAAGCGACTAAGAAGTATGAATCCAAATTGTGTAGTTTTGTCTGACAATCAAAGTGGTAGCACTATAACAGTTGACAATAACGACTTATTCCCTGTCACTCCGTATTACGGAGAAGTGTTAGAATACACCAAAGATGGTGTAAGATATACCGCTACTTATTCAAATAGAACTGGAACTTTAGCACACGCTACTCTAGGGGCTTCTACTACTTTCTCAGGTGTATCAGGTAGTGCAGCGTTTTGGGCCAATCTGAATGGTGACGCTGACGCAGGAGACAATACAATTCTTAGATTAAGCAGACCTTATGACAATGGTGTATCTGACGACTTGTTCACTGACCTCAAGACTAGTATAATGACGAGAAACTTAGAGGACCTCGCTAACGGAACTAGAGACACTAACTCGCTTAATACAGCAGATTCTTTCTTGTGTATGTGGCATCCTAACTTAGGTAGACCGTTTACTTGGTATAGCGATACGGCAGATGGGGGAAGCAGGGCCTTCTATACTAACGCTGGCACAGCCGATACACCTGTTGACCAAAAGGGATACAACCACATACCTGAACACTTTGAAACTATACACTATCAAGATTACAACTATGTTGCGAGCAAAGGTCCATTTGGCTTAGCGATGAAATGGGTGGTGCCACCGCACGACCATGATAATAATGCAGGCACTGCATTAAGTCATGACGGCACCTTACAAACCGCTGCACAAATCGATGCCAAAGTAGATGGCTCAGGGACCCTCAACCATCAGGGAGGAACTATTAGTTCAAATAAATACAACTTCAACGGGTTTTGGCCGGGCGGCTCACATGGTGGAGGCGCAGTCAGTAGATTAGAGTCATACGGACACTCTTTGATTGGTTGGGGTAGTGACACATTTGGAATGGATTGCGAGACTTATCAAGACTCAACTGGCGTTGCTACTCTAAGTCTACCTAACGACAGGAACAGGTGCTTTGGTTACCGCATGGCTGTTAGGCAGTTGTATAATCGACCTCGGTGGTCACCTTACATTCGTGGTTGGTTAGAAGTCGCTAACAGTAATGCTATGTTAGGTTATTACCATGGACCACTTATACAACATGATTCTAAAACAAATGGATGGGACTATGTAGGTTCGGATGGCACACAAAGTGACAAAACATTTGACGCTATGTATGTAGGTATTCTTGAAAGAATAACACAAGTGTCTAGTTTATTAGGTCAAGACCAAATAGGTAGACAAGTAAGATACAGTGACGGAAGAAGAATGACTGGCTCATTTGGTTGCCCTGTAAGAACTTTAAGAAACGCTTCAACCACTACACGCCTTTATCCTAATGACGAGGTAGGTCAAGGTATAGAGGAATTAGCAAGAGCACACCGTCACTACATGGTAGATTGGTGGGGCAATACTCGTGGTGAAGATGTCAGGCGTTTCCCCGTTAGAGGATTCGGTTTGCGCCCATGCTGGGACCCCGAAGATGCATACAAAGACACCAACGTGACTCACAGACCAGCAGCGCATGATTTGTTTGGTGGAGACGGGACAGACAGATATAGTGGATATGATAATTCTGCGAACAATGCTGCAAGTAATATGGGAACCTCTGACTGGTTTAATCCAGCCAGTGCTCTGAGAGTAGGTGACCGAGGCGATGGTCGTGGAGTTAGATGGCCTACTGTATTCAATGAAAGTTTACTCATGGCAGTCAGTGAAAATCATGATGCCACAGGACTAGTCCTATCTCATAGCACAGCAGAACCTATACTAGGACAGGGATTGGTTAGACCAAGCAACGATGTTCTACAAAGTGGAGAAATAGAACGAGGTATAAGTGACAGAGTAGATTTGAACTCAGATGACGGTTTACTAAAACCTAGTGCACATGTAGGAGAAGCGACTGAAACAGTAAACGCTGACACAAGAGGAGCAGAGCCTGTATCGAGAAATGATGTCAGATTAGGGTTAGATGTAGATACAATGGCAGAATTAAACGATGGTGTCAGTCGTGAATATGTAGTTATGTCAACAGAAGCAGCGAGTCTGCATACAGACAGAGAAGTCGGTCAAAGAACTAACATTAGAGGAGCATACAATGTAGGTAGTCGCACTCTCAAAGATTTAGACATGACTGCTTTGAATTGGAGTGCTCAACCAGTCACAGGTGTGGTTAAGCACTCTAACGCTCATGCAATGTGGTCATTAGGTGGAACTTATGTCATGGAGTGGAGTAAGCACGCTGGTAACTTGGATGTGAAAGGTTGGGGTAAGACCAGCGTTTCTTCTTCATCTAATCCCTACCAAGACGCTAATCATGACCCTATATTTGAAAACATAAACTACACGGATAGCACTATACAATTCCTATACAGACCAACACACATTCTTGATTACAAACATAGTCAAATGTTTAGGGCATATACTACTTTGAAAGGAAGCAGCCCCCAAGAAAACGCCAACTTTTACAGAGCGACAGCAGGCGGTAAATATGGACTATTTACAAGCGATGCACCATCTGCACGCACAGGAACTCCGAGTGCACCACCTTATGCTCCAGTATACACAATAGTGCCCGGTTCAAGTGTAACAGCCCCCGATAGCCAAGGGCCTAAAATACAAGGTGTAGATGTGACTGGCTATGACAAAACTGACATACGCTCTCCAGTAGCAAGAGTAGTTATGTCAGAGAACACACTTGAGCACTTTAGAGCAGACGCTAGTAGAAAATCAGTAGATGATGGAGAGGGTGATTATAGTGTCCAACCAAGGTATAGTCAGACACTTCATCCGAAAGGCAGTAAGGGCGATGCATCTTATAACACAGGGGACCATAGCGGGGAGTGAGTGACATGATACCGATGGATGAGGCTTGGATGATACTAAAGCAATCCCAGTCACATAAGTTTGATTTCTTAGGTTACAGTTACAGCCAAGAGCCTTTTGGTATAGTCACAATAAAGTCTTCAAAAGGAGAAAGGAAAATACCATTTTACCAACGAAGTGGCGGAGGCTCGGCATACGACTTTGAAACCGGACAGACTGAGTATGAAGAAGGTGAGCCGCAAGCAGGTCAATGGGTTCCTTTTCTTGGATACGATACTGACATGCATTATGGCGATTCAGCACAACCTTATCTGATTAAGCCATATCATGTTTTTAGAAAAGACAAAAATGTGCACAAAAGATACGCTGTTCCTCAACTCAAAGAAGCGGGAGAATGGTTAGACCGTAATCATGATGTGAAACCCTTTGACCCTAACACACATGATGAAATTGATTGGGAAGATGCTAATCGGATGATGTTAGAACAAGGGGCGCATTTAGCAGAACCTTACAGGGGAGATTAAGGATGGCGCTAGGTAAGAATCTCGCAACTGGTCGCTTTGATGCCGACCAAAACGCTGTAATGAAAGTAGTGCGTAAGCCACGATTTGTAGACAACGCTGTGAGACATGGAGAATACACCAAAGTAAAAGCAGGTTTTGCAGTCAACAAACCAACTGGAAGCGACTTCATACCTACCACTGAAAAAAGATACAAACTGATTGAAGAAGAAGATACTATTCGTTTACTTCACAATCCTACAAGTAGCGTAACTTATGAAGGAGCGTTATTTTTTGACAATGATAAAGTAACAACTACGAGCACCATACCGGCTTTGGTAGTAGGTGCAGACAACCATAATCAGTTGCTTGCTTTGTCAGAAATAAAAGACGCTCCCAAAGGGACTAGATACGGGTTAGAGAACATGAAAGGGCGAACTTTACAGGACATAGGGTTCACCGATAAAGTCATCCATTTCGCTCAGAAAGTAGGAGTAGGCTTGCGAACTTCTGATTTGGCTGCTAGGGTTGCTAAGGCTAATACTAGTTCTATCAATGGCGTTAGAGCAAATTCACCTAGTTCTACATTTATCGCTCAAGATTTCTATGGTGTAGAGGCATTCAGTGCTCTAAGGTATTTAGCCAAACATGATGGTTACAGTCCTAAAGGAGATAGGTTTGGCAACCTCTGCTATCTACCTCAGAATCATATAGAACGAGAATATTTACTTACAGAAAGTAGAGTGCTAGGTGGCACTACTGATGACAGTAGTGAAACTACTCCAAACAGAGTCGTAGTAAGAGGAAAACCGAGGGCTAACAATCACAACAATGTTATACAAGTTGATGACTTTGGCCGTCAAGAAACAGGCATAGTAGAAGTGCCCGGAGGTATACACGCTCCAACCGCAGTAACTAAAGCGAGTGCTAAATTGATAGGGCAAAGAATGTTGAAGATTGCCAAAAACGCATCAGGTTCACGTAAGTTATCTGACGTTTTAGCAGTCACTCACGTTCATCCGGGTGATATGGTATCTTACAAATCAAGAACCGATAACGAAAGATATGTTGTCTTAGGAACAACATTAGACTTAAACTCAAGAATAAGCAAGTTACATGTCAATTCAGTCGATGTAACTTTAGAAGATGTGTTACAGAGGTTTCAAGAAATCGATGTGAGTGGTAATCTTAACGATAATCAAGAGAGAAACAGACAGTTTGCTACTGAAGAATTTTCTACGTCTTTTGGTTTCAAGGTCAAAGTGTCATATCAAATATCTGAGAGAGTTGATATGAACAGAGGTGTCGGTTACACTCTAGGCATGACAAGGCGTAATTCAATCAACGGTAGCCTCGTGTTAGAAAGCACTGGTGTGTTTATCAATAATGGCGGTGGTCATGCCATAGGCACTACCAGTTTCACTACTGATGGGACTGGTGCTAACTCTGTATTCACTGTTGACAATCAACCAGTATTCACTACTAACGGTAACAAATTAGGTCATATCAACGCAAGTTCTGTTGGACCTAATACGGTAGTTTTGAAATCTGCTAGCGTGCACCCTATCTTAGACAACGAAGAACTGTTTATTTTATCTACACAGGCATTCCCCGAAACACGTAATCAGTCTCTGAAGATTGGTATGGTGCATAGTAGTTATCTGAAAACAAGGAGAGGATGATTTGCCGTTATTAAATGAAGGAACTAGGTATTTAATTGATACACTAAAAAGTAGAATAAACGAAGTGGTATTTGGGTTCGATGGGACCATTGCTACTCAAGAAGATGGAGGTATAGGTAATCCTGCTACGGTAGTTACTCCCAATATAAGAGTGGTAGATGATAACACATTGATAGTGGAAGCGAAACTAGCATTAGATACTTCTTTTACCCGACCTTTGAGGGAAGTGGTTATACGTTACAAAAATCCGTCAGATTCAACAGATACAACTGATTTCATGCGCTACACTTACAATTCGATTCAGAAAAACAACAACAATGAAATAGTATTTTCAGCAGTGATAGAGGTGACAGCATGACTAATCCGAAAGCAGGCCATACAAGTGCAAGTGGTATGACAGTCGATTCTCAAGGTCTAAGAGATGGAGACGGTTTGACTAGTCCTAGTTTGACTAATTTATACGAAGCAATACATGGCAATGGTATACTGAGGTTAGGCGACGGAGCAAAAGGTGATGGTAATAGAAATAGCATAATCGCTAATACTCCGGGTTTCATAGAAATGACTGCTACTCAAGGTGAAGTAAAGGTCTATGGTGGATACTGTGTATTAGATGGGGTGATGTATAAATTCGCTAACGGGCCGGGCAACCACGAGACATTTATCATAGGCACAACTGGTTCAGGGGCTAACCATAGTGGTGACTTACCCAGCGTTCCCTCTAGTAACAGTGATGTATTTGTTACTGTATTTTTAGTGGGTAGAGAAACGCCCGAAGCGCACCTTATGTATGAAATGGGAACTCCTGCCGCACCATCAACTGGCACTCCACTGATACCTAATCGTTTCTTATCGAATCCCAGTATAACTGGAAATACTGATGCTAACCACCAAACTACTGTATTGGCAGTTCTTAGGTATCAGATGACAGGCGGTGCAGGTAGTGTAACTTCTTCTTTGAATACCAGCCCTGTTATACACGACAGGAGAGCGTTCATTCGCACATCACCTCTTTATCTCACACCTATGACAAAAGGGGCGATAGGTAACGTAGACGCTAGTAACATAGTAGACGACCCTGACGGCTTTTTTACTTCACCTGAAGATGGAGACTTTAGCGGTAGCACTTTTGGCTCTATATGGCAAACTCATGCCTTAGACCAAAGCGGTAACAAGCATGGTGTAATAATGGCAGGCATACCTAGAAATTTAAACTCCAGTCCGGCGGCTAGCACTCATGTTCTTGGTCCTGACAGACTAGCAGTGGTTACTACCACTGGCAATGTGACGTTCAAATTCCACGACTCTAATGTTTGGATTGTTACCACCGATAATAATAGAACTATAAATCCAACAGGGACGTTTGCAGCCGGTCATATAGTAGAGATTTATCACAAGGCTGGTAGTCACACTTTGCATTTCGATTCTACCAGTGGCGGTCACAGCACTAGTAGTAAAATCAACGTAGATGTAGCCATTAATCAATATGGTAAATTTATTTACGACGGTGCCAACTGGCACAAACTCGACTTACATACGGTGAGTTGATGGGTAGATTAATTGATATGCTCAAACAAAAATGTGAAAACTGCAATCGTATTTCTCTACCTCTTTCTATATCAGGTAAATACATCAGCGGTGAAGTAGCCGTATTGCACGAATGTTCATTCTGCGGATACATTAGATTTCACGGACAACTGGGTTTCAAAGGTAAGCGAAAACGCAAAGCCGAACCTATCTCAAAGAAGGCTGGTGGCAGACTTTCACGTTATCTGAGAAAGCGGGCTGAAAGGTATTAATCGCCACGCTTACCGATGATGTCATCTATGCGTAGGATACTGATAGTAACCTCGCTAGCAGATTGAATCGCCTGCTTGACCAAATCAAGAGGCTCCCAAACATCTGCATCTTCCATTGAGCAAGCACCACCATTTTCTATGTCAGGACCAGCGCTGGTTGCACCAGCAATGTGTTCATTCCTTAGAGTTAGAATGGTGTCAAGAGGGTCATGCCCTGCGTTCTCTGCAATAGAAGCCGGTATAGACTCTAACGCATCAGCAAAGGCATCGATAGCCATTTGTTCACGACCACCTGCTTCTGCTGCACGAGAGCGTAAATAAAGCGCAGCGTTCAGATAAGAAGAACCTCCTCCCGAAACCACTTTACCACTTTCGTATGCTAAACAGACTACACCTAGTGCATCTTCAAACCCACGCTCAGTTTCGTCTAATGTTTGTTTAGTTGCCCCTCTTAGAATTAGAGTAGTAACTTCGCCGTTACCTTTAACCACTACATACTTCATATCACCGATAGTCTTACACTCAACATCACAGTCTACTGGCTCTACTAAATCTTCAGCGCCATGTGCTACGGTAGTATTCAGTAATTTTGAAAGCGCTGTCATATCGCTTTCAGGTATACGTTGAACCACCGATATACCTTGTCTAGCAAGTGTGGCTGCTACGACTTCATTCACAGTATCTCTGACAAATACCACTCCGCCTTCAGGTAATAGTTCCATGATAGACTGTGCTTTTTCAACCCAATTGTCTCTACTGGACTGGCGCTTGTATTGTTGATATTCAGCGGCAGAACCTAGATTCAATTGCACATTGTCATTAGACTGGTTGTCACTTAGCCCAGTATTGATGAGCAATGCTCTTGGAATAGGTGTGAGCGGCATGGCTGGTAGCATGAACTCTTTGTGCAGAATCACACCACTAAAACAAGAAGAATCATCTAATGAGCCGCCCGGTTGACAAAGAACTCTTATTCTGTCATAGTCTCCCTTAGCGTTATTGACTGCTTCTACACACAAACCACTTACATGGTCCATACTAGATTCTAGTGTCTTTCCTGTAATCGAGGTCTTTGCCACATCTGCTAATTTAGTATCAACTGGCTGACTGAGTTTTTCGATATGCTCCGTTGCCCATTTGGACGCTTTTCTGTAACCTTTGCAGATTATATTAGCATGTAACCCTTTATTGAATAATAGTTCACTGTTACCAAGTAATTCACCCGCTAACACTACTGTGCTAGTGGTTCCGTCATAACACATGTTTTCTTGCGTATTTGCTGCTTCTACTACCATTTTAGCCGCTGGATGAGTAATGTCAAGTTGTTGCAGGATAGTTGCACCATCATTTGTTACAATGACATTGCCACCACCGTCAACCATCATCTTGTCCATACCCATAGGACCAAGTGTCGTCTTTACCGTAGAAACGGCTCTTTTTGCTGCTCTTATATTGTGCACTACTGCACTTGTGTTGCTTTCGTTTTCGTTCATTTTTCCCTCTCCTTATTTTTGATGTCACCAGTCTACTTCGTATTCTTTTACATCACCAGTATGTCTACATCTCGCTTTGACAAATCCCTCATTCACACCGTGTTCCCACAGTTCGTAAACTAGTTCAGCGTCTTTTAAACAATATTCTGCGACTTTACTATAATTACCCTTACGCCACTCTATGGGCGCATCGTGACTGTTCATCAGTTTACCTTTTTCCAAAGTGTGGTAACAGGCATCCGATAAAGGAACTGCGTGACCTACTATACTCTTTAATAGAGCAGATGTGTCAAACACTTGCTCCTCTGATTTAGCCATAATGTCACCGGCTGTCCAACAGTCTAGTGCATCCCTAATGATGGGTAAATCGAATTGCTTGAGGTTGTGACCTAACACCATACCTCCTTCGGACACATGCTTAGCCAAATCTTCACCTAGAACTTTAGGATGTAGTTTCTTTACATTAGTGCCTTCAGGAAGATATTTAGAAACTGATTCGTTAGCATAAACAGTTCCATTCTGACCATCCCAAGTGGCTACTACTGATGGTTCAAACAAATGGCTTTTACCCCACCCGCCTATTTCATGAGAGAAGTTGGCAGTTTCGATGTCTAGTGCTAACATTTTGGCGATATTAAGTCCTCCATACACATCTTGCACCAGTCGCAAATTATAACAGGATTTCTATGGTGCATGCCCATATAGTGCCCCCCTATGTTATCTCCAATTTTGGTGTCACATATTATACATTCGGCGGTCATACTTGACCTCCTTTTGACATGAACTCTTTACGAAGTTTGACATATACTCTGACTCCTTCCCTAGTGTCTTTGAACATTTCAGAAGCATACATGTTAAACTTACTATTTATCGACGCATGGCTGTTGAAATTAGCCAGTTTACCGAATACATCCATGACTTCTTTCTTCTTAGCCCAACCTGTGCCACGATGGTCGTCAAAGTCAAACAATTCACTTTTTGAGAATGCTTTCTTCCAAAGACCTTGCATTTTATTCTTCTCACTAGCACCAGCACCTATGTTAACCTCTGATTCAAGCCACTGTATGAGGTTCTGATACAAGTCAAACAGAATCTCCTTAGCCATGTCAATATGGTCACCTCTTACCACCCATGTGCCTTCAATCATAGCCATGTGATGTGCTAAGATGTTGGTATAGTTCTGTAAACCCATAATGAAAGAAGCACATATACCCTGTTTGTCAGGACTCATCTTTTCTACAATACTGTAATACTCATCTATTGCTGAAATCAAAGCAGGTCTATACGCCTCGTCAGGTCTAAACATGACTTTCATTAACTTCATCACCACTTCTTCTCTTTCATCCTCCGTCATCTCATTCCATTCCAGCGGAGGAATGTCAGTTAAATTCAAAACTCTCCTTTTCAATGCTTTTTGGCTTTCTTTGAAGAAATCTACTACTTCTCCAAAAGATACTTCCATCACATCATCAGAGTATACTCCGTCAGCCAATTCGTGGTTGACAGCCTTTTTCATTTCAAGTGTCCATTGCCGCCAGTAGGTCAAAACACGCTGAAATATACCCTTGTCAAGAACGTGTTCCTTGATACCCTTTGGAGGATAAGTAGTAATCCACAAAGAAACTTCAGACTTGACTCTAAAACTATCTCTAGCCATGTGCTTTGTCAAGTAGTTTCTACCAGTTCCAGCGGAGTTCAATGCTGATTGTAAGAATAAAGTGGTGTTCTCATTATGCTGACCAGTTTTGAGAATGACACTCCCCTCATCGAAATTCAAACCTTTTCTTCCAGCCAATATACCCTCTCTTACTATCATTGTAGGGTTCCTAGCGTCTTCTGATTCAGGGTCAGGCACTAATGTCCCAACCAATGCAGCGTCATTACCTGAATTGTAATCTTGAGAGTTGAGGCCCGATTCTTTGAGTATCTTTTCAATTATCTGATAGGCCGCTGACTTACCTGTCCTAGTATCTTGAATCCAAAACATGTTCACTCTTGGGTCGAGATTACTACCTTTGATTGGTATTCTCACGAATGGCACAGCCACTTGCCCTAAAATGAAGAAAAATGAAATCAAACCCGGTATTTCATTGTTGATACTCACTTGCTTGAAGTGTTCTAAGTAACCTCTTAGAATAGGGTATTTTTTCACGCATTCATAATCACTAGCCTTGTGCTCCATCATAATTTATCCCTCTCTTACTGTATGTCTTTTTGACTGTTATAGGTTCCTCTGATGTCAATACATCGAGTAATCTTTTCCTCAATGTGCTACCCATCCCCTTTACTTGCTTCAATGACTCAGGAAAAAGCATTTCTTCTATTGAGCCACACCTGTCAAGTAATTTACCTACTAACTCAGGGCCGAATCCCGGCACTGCTATCAACATATCGGCTCTCACATCATTGGTGCTGACTCTTGTAACTGCTCTAGCGCCATGGCGACTAGCAGGTTTGTGTAACTTTGAATGTAATTTAGCGATGAACATAGCGGCTTCGTTGTAATCCTTAGCCCTATAAATATGGCAATCGAAGTCTGCTGTAATTCTAGCAAATGTTCCGAGTAGTTGATTCATAACTTTAGAGTATGAGACGTTCCTGCCTTGTTTTTTAGAAATAGACACATATTTAGCAATGTCACCGTGAACCACTAGAAACACCCTTTCGCAGTTAGCATCTAAGTTATCCATTTGCCTCATCAGGTGCCCGCTGTGACTTGATTGGAATAAATCAGATAGACTTTTACACTCAATATGTGCATTACCAGCCTTGTAGTCTCCCATGCCTTGTAAGTGCTCTATTTTAGTAGTAAAGCCCTCTCTTTCAGCCGCCCTCACAACAGCATCCTTCAGAGAGCCTCTTTCGTTACTATCTATTGTCAACGCTTCTTTCATTTCATCACCTTCTCGTTAAACCAATGCAAAGGGTATAGTATAATCAATGCTGGAATCAGCACGATGATAGTTCCTACCGCCTTTATCAATTCAAATACAGTTTTCATAACTTATCCTCTGCTAATTTCCATATTGCTACTGTCGAACTTCCATTAATGTATGGCTGCTTTCGTGTCCCCATCCTTTCAAAATAAGGGTATTTGCACAGATATTGACTTACTTTACCTTTGGCTGGCTGATTGGTGTATACCGAACCTCTACAATCCGTTTGTTCATTTAAAAAATCCATAATGTCCATAGTGCTCAGTCCGTCACCATGCTCATTGAATACTCTAATTATCCGATTTATGTGTCTACCCTTTTTGAAATACAATTTGTTTTCTTTCATTCTATCGCCCCTGTTTTGTCCCAATAACGACATTTGCCTAAGCACATACCCTTCTTGTGAAGCATAGAGCATGTTTGTGGATACTCTGTGCTTACAATCGTGCTTATCTGATAGCGGGTAGTGTTTTCGTCAAAGTCAGCCCATTGAAGCGAACGAATGTAATTTACAATCATTTCGGTATGCTCTGTTAAGTTTTCTTTAGGTATTCTTTCAACGGGTATGAAATTTCTCAAACGCTTTGATAGGTATTTCACTAGTTGAACCCTAGCGTCATGGCTCGGATTACTGCCTAATCTACAAGCAGCCGAATTTAAGCAAGGTAATATTATCACACCTTGCATTGAAACTGTGGGTAAATCTATTGGTTGAGTGTTGGGATTGAATACACCTTTTTTCCTGTCTGTCTTTATGACATTTAGGACAAGCCCCTTTTCGCCATACGGTATCATTCCTGACTTGGGGTCTAGTGCTTTTTCCATAATGAAATCAAGCCCTCTCTCCATGTCATTAGTGCACAGCGGTATAGACCATAAACCACGCTTTGAATTATAGGAATTAGGTATACGAATCATACCACTAGTATCGAAAGGAACAGCCGGGTCAGAGCAAAATAAATCTAATTCATTTATCCAGTCACTAACAATTATCATACCAGCCTCTCTAATATCTGAAAGGTTACTCTCGTTACTGGGCATGTAGGGTTTGTCTAATGCTACCCAAATGTGAAACCCACCGCCACTATACCAAACTGAGTGAGTTATATCCTTATCTAACAAATAATGATGCAACTTCAAAGCCTGAGAAAGTGCCACTTCAGGTTCTACATCAGGTCTATCACGTTGAGTAAAGTTCTTCGGGTCGAAGTCCATTACAAAATGTCTTATTATAGGCGTTTTGAGATTGACTCTTTTGTTGTAAGGAGGTATAGTAGCCCTATAACCGTAGACAGTCATGTATGCGTTTGATACGCCGTTTTTACCAGCCCAGTATCTCTCTAGGTCACCACTGTTTCTGACTATCTTTCTGTATCCTCTGCCCTTCTCTGTTCCAAGTTCCATTACTTCCCTTGGAAAGTCAAAGGTCAACTTCAAATCATCACTTCCTATAATCGTCTACTATCTTCTTCAAAACTCTTAGAACTTCACCAGTGTCCTGTAACAGATAGTTATTCAGAGAAATATACATTGGTCCTTTTGGACCGCTTACATTCTCATCAAACTCATACAGTGTTGTCTGTATAGATACTGAATAATCTTTACCTTGGCCTAACCTTGTAAACGTCACTTCAACATCCCTACCCACTATTTCTGACAGAAGCACTTCTAACGCTCTACCCAACATTGCTTTGTTCATCTTTTTACCTCCTCGTAATTGTCTAAGTATTCTTGGGGGTCATCACTACCTTCCCAAGAAGGACATATTGATTTGAAATTGCACCAAGCACACTTACCAGCACTAGGTGCAGGAGCAAAGTGTTCAGAAAGATAAGCAGTGAGTAATGCCACTTTTAATTTATCAATCCTCTTTTCATAATCGGTGTTTCTACGACCTGTGCATGGTTCGTAGAATATTTTATTGATGCCTCTTTGCTCTTGTCCGTATTTGTTGAGGGGCTGTAATTTAGATTCATTACCTGAAGGATAAACCCACCCCCAATGAGTTACATCTTGTAACGGATGGTTTGCCATTTTGAGGAGTTTCTTGTAAAATGCCATTTCTGTCCTCATGGATTTAACTTTGAAATTGGAATCTTGCCATTCACCTTGACGGTTTTTAGTTTGAACCCATTTGCCTGTTTTCAATTCCATAAGTGAAACTGTTCCATCTTCAGTCTCATACCCTCTATCTATGCTTCCAGCAAAATGAATAGGAATCTTGTATATTTCACCATTGAACTCTATTTCTTCTTCAACAAAAGCATGGACTTCTAGTTCATTTATAACTGGTAAGTATTTATCTTTACCAACATCACGTAATCGTAGCAAATCCCATGTAATTCTTCTGTCTATTGACCGTTCTTCGCCCAACACATAATCTTCTTCAGGCATGATGCTCAGTGCGAGTTGTTTAGCCTCCTCCATTTTATCTCTTAGAACTAGAGTGTGCAATTCCTCTAAGACAGGTAATACGTTGTTGTAGTATGCCTCAATTGCGTTGTGAATATTAGTTCCTTTTGTCATAGCGTCAGTAGACGGCTCAGGAAGCCTGTGTATACGCTTGTATTCGTATTGCTTTGGGCAGAAGTCGAAGTCTGATGTTAGGCTTGTCTTTGTCATCCTTAGCATTTTATCATGACCGGGCTTCCAAGCGTATGTGGATTTGGCGTATGCACTCCAGTCTCTGTCACTCATTCGCTCTCCTCCTTTAACTTTACAGGCTTGGGTATATTCTTTGCAAATCGCTCATTACAACAAGCGCAGGTGATTGATGGATGGTATCTAAGGCTCGCCCAATCAAGAGGAGTCCAATGAGAACGGTCACTCATTCTACCATCCCCAACAACTTTTCAATATACACAGTAGCATCCATCAATTCCTCTTG